TCCATCTGCCGCTTAAACTGCGGGATGTAGGAAGCCACCATCCACTTGAGGAACGCACTCACCGTGCGAGCGCGACCAATATCACCAGCCTCTACAGGATAGGCACGGATGTTGGCTCGCGTAAGAGCGGCCATGAAAATAGCAACGTAGCGGTTGACGCGCTCATTGATGACGTGCGCCTCGTTGTCAGCAGCACCATCCCACGGAAACGCATCAGGCCCATGCTTACGAAGATCGTCCGACTTGCCCGGCCAGATGTTGCGGCGATAGTCATAGCTGTCGCGGCATTGGTCAAAGTAGAACTCCAAATCGTTCGCCGTGCGGTCGAACGCATCGACAAGTGCTTTGACGTTCGGGGTATTCTGAACGTAGGTCAGGGCTTCGGCGTTATCTTCGTTAATCATTTCAGAATGGATCTAAGGTGAGTTACAATCCGCTTAGCCGCATTACGGTCTAGTCCGGTTTTGTCGGAGAGAGCAGTTGGTTCGATTGGTTGATACTGGGCGTGTAGGGTTCGATGCAATATCTCAAACCCAAGCAGACGATCCACTTGTTCATTCAGCCACTCGCGATTAGATGTTGGGTCATCCTCGGAGTTCTGCATGACGGTAAGTAGTTGATCCGCTTGCGTCTGTGATTGCGTCAATGACGATGCGCTTGCCAATAAGTTTACCACGGTATTTCCGCCCGATCTTCACCGGGATCTTCCCATCCTTATGCTCCAGCTTTACCATCACCCAGTCGGGGTTACGCGCCGGATGCAGCACCACACCGTTCAGCTTGTCAGGTACAGCCAGCGGCACTTCTAGCGCAAGCTCTACCTCGGCCACACCCTCTGGGGTAAAGTAGGTGTTCTTGCCATAGCCTGTGTAGTGCTGGCCCTTGGTCAGCTTCGTGTTCTTAATAGCCAACAGATCGTTGACGGTCTTGCCCAGCTTGTCGGCCAAAGCAATGATGGGGGTATTGATAGGTTCCATTAGTATCCTCCTGTGGTTCTGCGAGACTTGTTAAATGCTTTATCGTCAACGTAGCGGATGCCATCAATCGCCGCATACCGCAGTACGTCGATGGGGTCCTTGTGTGCCTCATCTGGGCCACCATCCGCCGTGTACTCCTGTAGAGCAGCAATGATGTTCTGGCACCGATCAGAGATGTAGAAGTGTGGGCGGTTGACGCTATCCATCGGCACCTTGCGATTGTAGGCCATCTTGGTCTGCAACGCCTGTAGCCCATCCTCAATGTCCAAACCCGGAGCCGGGACAAAGGTAAGCCCAGCATCCGCAAGGTCTTCTATAATAGACGAAGCCCCGTTCTGCGTCTGGTACTTGGCCGCACCCAGCCGAGGGTCAATCAGCCGCTCAAAGATCTCCTCATCCTCTTCTAGGTTGCCGATAAGCTCTACATAGTCCTTGATGCCATAGCCCAACCCCTTGGACCCTTCGCCGCCGATCCACTTGCCGCCATGCCATTTAGCCCAATCTCCCACGTTTACATCGGGCCATTCTCTATAGACCCAAAACGTTCCGGCTTCATCAACGCCGATCCAAGCCATGAACCAGTTCTTTCGGCCTGCCGGATCGAGGACCATATAGCGTGTGAGTCCTTTCTTCGGAATGGATTCGTGCTTAACGACGTTAACCTCTACCGAGAAGTTGGGGAACTGCGTACTCTTGCTCTTCGTCGGAACACCGTAGGCACGGCATAGAATCTCGTCCTCGGGACGATTCTTTAGATCCTCGGCAATGCGCTCGTACCCGCCAAAGGGATTGTCGCGGGAATGGAAGTAGATGATCCCCGCATTCCGGTTCTTGCTCTCCTGTAGGAATGGAACCTTCCGATGGTTTAACAACTCGGCTTCCTTATAGGAAAGCGTCCGCGCACCTTCCAGATAGTCACGGACCACTTCTGTGTAACCATCAATAGGGGTGAACGTCACTATCATCTTGGCATTGCGCGTAGCCAGACGGAAGCGCAACGTGTTCAACAACTCCGGGCCAATTAGGTACTCGTCGCACCAAGTACCAATGTTAATCCACTTGGCCTCCCTGCTACCCAACTCCGCACCCTCAAGGATGGTGTCGTTGTTCAAGTACTGGGCGTAGGTCTTGAAGATAATGTGGCTTTTGCTCCCCGGCAAGATGAGGCTCGACTTGCTAAAGCCATTCTTTCGCGTGTAGGAGACATTCTCCTCAGTACCAAGAGTTTTGCGCTTAAGCTCCTCGGGAAGCGCATCGTAGATCGCGGACTGCTGCTGTCTGATGGAAACGTCAGCATTTTGGGCGAAGCACATTATAACCGCCCCATAGTTCTCAATCGCTGCCTTCACCACCGCATGAGCAGCCCAACTCGTTTTAGACGAACGATTACCGCCACTTACAAGAATCTCATTCTTCTTGGACAGTAGATCCTCCGCCTCGCCCCAATTTACCAGCTTAAAGCCATACCGATAGGGATCACGCTCAGCGTTCTCAATGGCCTCATGGTAGAGCTCCCACAGTTGAACCAACTGCTTAGGGTCCATCCGCGCCATCTCCTCCATCGTAGGAGGTTTAAGTATCGGGTGCTGCTTCCAGACTAGGGACATATACCACCTTAACCCTGATCTCGGGACTCCACCACGCTATCGTCCCCTCCTTCGTCATCGTCGCCGTCCACTTCAACTTCTGGTCCCACTCGCTCAACAGGGGTTGTGAGTACTGTAATGGTGTCATTCCGTAAAGCTGCCCTAGCCTCCTCAATAGCCTTCATGGCATCAGCAAGCGACGGCTTCCCCGTCCTATGCTCCACCACCACCTTCTGTTCCCCAAGAGCCTGCAAGCCCTTGTCCACACTAATGCCATAGCTTAGCGTTAAATCCTTAAGCGGCGTCTTCATTAACGCTTCATCGTCCTCCATCAACATCTCTGTCTTCTTTGCCACCAACGCCCTCATCCTCTCTGCCATCTCAAAGCCATCTAATGCAAGCTCCTTGCGCCTCACCTCCAAAGCCCGCTCATGCCGCGCCCTCAAAGCTGACAGTGCCACAAACCCTATACCAGTAGTCTCCATCACCTTCGCATACGTCTCCCCATTAGCCAGCATATCCAACGCTAGAGCCGCCTCCTTAGGCTTCCGCTTCTCTATGTACCTGTGATTGAGCGTAGCTTGCGCCTCCTCCACGCTCTTCACAATTGCTTTCTTCTTGCTCATGCAAACTCCATACAGAGTCTCATATCGGTATGTCAAGTGCCTATTTGCAAGATATCCAACCATCCCTAAGTGAGACATTCTGTCACACCTTATCTACACACCACTCTACGGGGGTAGCCATTTGCAAATTTTTTTAAGTGGCTTGTTGACTGATTAACTGTGGCGGTGCGGCCAAGGGTTAGCCCCCCTCCCCCCCCTACGGGTCACGCGCGCACGCGCTATATACGCACGCACACGCCCGCAGTCAACGCGCGCGGAACAACGCGCGTGTAAAGCGCGCGCCTCATACACACGCCCACACTCGCGCACGCGAGAGAGATAGAGGGGAGGGCTTATGGGTTCTGACGGGGTTCTGTGGGGGCCTTGGCAGGGTAGGCTACCGGAACGCCGGACGCCTGACGCATGGGGAAGGCAACTGCCCTTGCTTTGCCATAAGGTGAGCCATACCTGACGGGGCTTCCTGTCCTTCCTGTCTCTCTCTCTCTCTCTCTCTCTCTCTCTCTTCTCTGTCTCTGCTAACCAGGGGAGGCTTTGGTTGCGCGGATTTAGGTTGCGCGGATTGAACCGAAAAAAGTTTCAGAATGTTATTGACTCATGCGCAAAAATGAAGTTTAGTCTGAATCGTCAGAGGTAAAAACCACAAAAACAAAAAACACAATGAACACGAAATTGACGGTTCGAATCGAAACAAACTATGGCAACCGGGTGATCTATCCGGTCTGCGAAACGTCGGAAAAACTCGCCAACCTTATTGGCACTCTGACTCTGACCGAGGGAGCAATCTCAAAATTGAAAGACCTCGGCTTCACGTTTGAGGTTCAGCAGCAGACTCTGTAAGCACTAACGCAAACCACAAACAAAAA